TAATGATAAGTCTCCTATGAGCGTTCTACATTGTTTTCCTCAACTATCTCTATCGCAAAGATTTTCTCAGTCTAAACTTGATGCTCTAATTAATACCTCTACAAATGACTACATCAATCAGCAAAAAATGGGCTACAATTCGCGCACTAAAAAAGTATCTTCAAGCAAACCAGACAATATGACATTGAAACAATTTAAGGGCGGTAATAATTTGTGGATCGAAAGTCTCGGTAATGATGGAGATAGGGTCCGTGGTATGAGTTGTGATGCGATATTCTACGATGAGTGCTTTCCAGGTGGGCAGTACATAGAAGTATCTGGCAGTAGAGGAAAGAAAACAATTGGTGAGATATACAGAGATTTTGTTAAAGGCAAAGAGCTTCCATTGATCAAGACATATAACGAAGAAACTGATAAATTTGAATATAAGCGCGTATTAAATGCTTGGAAACGTGATGAAAGTTCGCTATTGCAGATAACTTGTGGGAATAGAGAAGTTAGATGTACTACAAATCATAGGTTCCTAACCGATAGTGGGTGGAAACGAGCAGATGAGTTAATTCAAGGATCGTTGATTAGAATTTCGCCTGGCACGAAAACTTATATTCGTGCGCTAAATGATGATCAAGAACAAATTATGCTTGGATCGTTTCTTGGTGACGGCTCTTTGACGTCTAATGATAATATATTGGGTGATGGCCGATATAGAGTGCGCGTAATTCATGGCATACAGCAAAGAGAATATTGTGAATGGAAGGCAGGTATATTTGGCGAGAATGTTACAGTTATAGCTAACAATGGTTATGCGCAAACGCCTGCGGTTCGATTTTGTACCAAGACGATTGCCATTGCTAATAAGTTGCCGAAAACTAAAACAACTTGTCCACAATGGGTGTTAGATAAACTGGATATTAGAGGGCTGGCTATTTGGTTTATGGATGATGGTACAGTTCAGCATAATAAATATGGTGCGCTATATACATCGTCATTTGATGATGATAGTCAAGCAAGATTTATGCGAAAACTCAAAACATATGGCATAGAAAGTAGTTGTCATTATGATTGTTATACTAATGAAGATACAGGAGAAGAGGGCAGCTATCCATTTCTTACATTTGGTAGAGATGCTTATGAAAAGTTGTCAAAGTTGATAGCTCCATATGTTCATTCTAACATTGAATATAAGATTGTTCCAGAACATAGAAAGTGTGAAAAGTACATTTGGAATGATATATATCCTTCATATGGCTATACTATTGTTGATCAAATTACATACCTGGATAAAAAAGAAATTGTGTATGACATTGAAGTAGAGGATAATCATAACTTCATAGTTTCTCCAGGTAATACGACCAAATCAGCCGGAGGACTAATTGCTCATAATTGCCAGGATATGTCTCCTACAGCTATTGGTGTTGCTCAAAAAACACTTGTTGCTGCTAAATATGGGCCTCCTGGTGCCGGTATTCAGGTATATTTCGGAACGCCAAAGGCAAAAGGCAGTTATTTCGAAGTTGGATTATGGAATCAAAGCGATAAGCGATACTACTTTCTTGGCTGCACGAATAAAGATTGTGCCCACTATTTTATGCTTTCTACACCAGGAACGGAAGAATGGAAGAAGATATGGCTATTTGGGCAAACTATTAAATGTCCAAAGTGTGGCAATGAAGAAGATAAACGTGTATTGGTTGAAAATGGAAAATGGATGCCAACCGAGGAACGCAATAAAGATGGCACAGAGAAAAAATTCGTTGGCTACCATATTAGTCAGTTATATGTTCCATACCTCGATAAGAATTATATTTTGAATCAACATCCGGAAAACAACAAAGCGTCATCAGAGCGGATATATTACAATGAAGCTCTCGGTGAATTCTATTCTGGAAATGATATGCCAATTACAAGAGATGAGATATATGAAAAATGTCGTGATTCTGAGAGAATGTTTAGTCGCACAATAAATCCAAATGATAGGAAAACTTGGATGGGTGTAGATTGGGGCGGCAAAGTAGATGGAGAGAATGGAAGCACGGGTCAATCATATTCTTGCGTAGTTGTAATCTCTGCTGACAGCTCTGGAACTTTAAGTGTTGAATTTGCTTACCGAATGAAGAGTGGAGATTTTCAGCATAAAATGGAGTTTATTAAGAGTATGTATAAGAATTATGGATTAAATCTTGCTGTTGCTGATTGGGGATATGGCCACGACATATGCACAGAGCTTCAAAAGATATACGGGAATAAGTTTTTAAGCGCAGCAACTTTCCAAAATATGAATAAGAATACGACATATGAAAAAGATATATTACAGCTGAAGTGGAATAAGGATTACTACATTGAAGAGATGTATGATCTTATGAGAAAAGGTAAAATTAGGTTTCCGTGGAAGAGCTTTGAGAATGTTGATTGGCTTGTTGAACATATTGCTTCTATGGAAATCGTACATAGTGAAAAAAATGGAATGCCGAAGAAGATGTATCAAAAAGGCACTCTCCCAAATGATGGATTTATGGCCTTAATTTACGCATATTTAGCTTATAAGTTCGATGTATCAAGAGGTTTCACAATTAATGCGAATAACCCAACGCAATCTGCACTACCGATACCAAGATTAGCGTATGTTCCAAAACTGAGATAAGGAAAAGTTATGGCGAAGAAAAGAACGGACAAGGATAATAAAATGGCAACTGATGAAAAGAAAGCACAGACAACTAAAAATGTGGTTGATGGAACACCTTCTCAGCCTGAAAAAATTGCTACAGCCGCATTAAGAACACATAAAACTACAAATGCGGCAACAAAAGAAGACTTCTCTATGGATACACTTAAAAAATTGAGTGATGTCCGTAGAGGTGAAATATTTGCAGCTAAGGATCCGCACGGCAAGAAAACTGGTGCCGCTGGAGATAATCCTGTTGTTGGCGTAGGAATGAAGAAAAAGGCAGATTTTGGAATGGATGGAAGTATCGGTGGGATGGGGCCTGGTCGTGGTGTAGATAGAGCTATGCCAGAGCTATATTCGCCGCTGTTCCAGGTAGCTAATCTAAACTTGCCTCGTGATCGTATGACAATGAATGCCTGGAATCGTAACTTCTATGATACGAATCCAATTGTTAGAAACGCAATTAATCTACACGCAACATATCCTATATCAAAGATCAATGTTAAGTGTAAGCATAGAAAAGTAGAGCAGTTCTTTAATGATATGGCAGCGAAGATTGATCTATTTGATGCTATTGCTGGTATATCTCTTGAATACTGGAAGTGCGGCGAAGCGTTTCCATATGCTGAGCTTGATGAAGATAATGGCATCTGGTCAAGTATTGTAGTTCACAATCCGGATTATGTTACCGTCAAGAAAAGCGGAGCATCAAATACATCGGTCATATCTTTGCGTCCAGATGAGATTTTGAAGAAGGTGGTAACAAGCAATCATCCGGCAGATATAAAACTTCGATCGCAGATATCTGAAAACATTATTCATCATATTAGAAAGAATGAACCTATACCACTCGATTCGTTCAATGTATCTCACTTAAAACTATTGAGCTCGCCATATGATGTAAGAGGCACAAGTATTATTGTAAGTTGCTATAAAGAGCTGATGCTATTTGATAAGCTTCGCGAATGTTTCTCACAAGATACTGAAATCCTTACAGATTCTGGCTTCAAGAAATATAATGAAATCGTAGAAATTGATTCTGCTGGTAATGCTGTTCCAATCAACAAATATAGAATCGCCTGTTATAATGCTGAAACTGATTGTATTCAATATGACAATGCCACTGCTGCTGTTCTTCGTGATTATAGCGGCGATATGGTAAGGGTAAAGAGCAAGAACATAGATTTGCTTGTTACTCCAAATCATGAATTGCTTGTGAAGAATGAGGAAAGTGGATGGCATAGAGTGAAGGCTAAAGAGCTGCTTGGAAAACGATTAAAGGGCTATAAAGTTAAGAACACTGCCACATGGGTTGGTCAAAAAGTAGATCACGTCGATGTTTTGGGCAAATTAATTCCGGCTGAGTTGTATTTGAAGTTTATGGGATATCTATTGAGTGAAGGATGTATTACACGCGCTAATGATGCGACAAGACCAAATACTGGAACGGTTGGCTTTACTCAATCTATAACATCAGATTGCTTTAATGACATCAGAGAGACTGTGATCAAATTTGCTACATACTTTGATAAAAAGGTCATTGAGGTAATTCGGCAGCCAAAGATTTCTAATTTTAAGAAGTTGCCAGCAGAAGCATGGCAGGGTTCTATAAATTGTGGGCAACTATATAAACACTTTAAGGCACTGGTCGGCACCGAAGATGGATGCACTTCGCAGTTTAAGCATATTCCGCGCTGGATCCTTGAATTATGTCCAGAACAATTAAAGATTATGTTGGATGCTATGGTTGCTGGTGATGGCTCTGAATACGATAGAAAGCATTGTAAGACTTTCAAATACTTCACCAAATCACCACAATTAGCAAGTGATGTTCAAGAGGCAGTATTCAAGTGTGGGCTTTATAGTTCGTTGCGTCCGTATGAACAAAATGGTGAGACTTACTATGATGTATGCTGGTCGACATCTGGTTTTGGTAAGGAGCCTGGGTTGTATAATTCAAGAACTAACAAGTCGCACGTTACTACAGAGGCTTATGATGGCAAAGTATGGTGCGTTACGGTTCCAACAGGCATTGTAACTATTCGAAATCATGGAAGAATTTCGATACAATTCCAGTGCAAATTCGCTCAAGCCGATTCACTTATTAATCCAATTACTATCATATCCGTTGGTGGAACAGGTGAAGGCGAAGTTCATGCGACAGAAGCACATCTTGAGGCTTACCGACAGATTTTTGAAGAAGCACAATGGGATAAGGATTTTAAGATTATTACTCACGCCGCAATGAAAGTCGAGCGTGTCGGTGCTTCTGGGCAGATTGTAGATACTCAAAATGACTTCAACTTCATCCGAGAACAACTATATGCTGGATTAATGGTTCCAAAGGCGGTTATGGATACGGAAGGCTCTGCTTATGCTTCCGCTACGATAGGTCTTGAAGTCCTGCGCACTCGTTATATCACTTTCCGTAATATGCTTGAAAAGTGGCTGGAGAAAAAGATTTTTGCTCCTATATCACAAATTCAAGGTTTCTTTGAATATAAGAACGGAGAAAAGGTTTTGATTGTTCCAGAGGTTGATTGGAATCATATCAATCTATATGATATGAATGACTATATTCAAGCATTGGGTGGATATGTAGAAAAGAAGCAGATCTCGGTTCATACTCTATATCGCAGCTTGGGATTGAATTGGGAAGAAGAACAGCGCCTAATTCGTGAAGAGAATGTTCGCGCGGCAATTATGGGCAAAGAAGCTGCTGAACTTGCGAAAATGAGTCTTATTGAACTGCGCGCCCTTGATCCTGATGAGCAAATAGTTGAAAGCGCTGTAGATGAGACGGTGCCAGGTCAAAGCGCTCCAGGAACTATGCCAGAAGCCGGAGCAGACGGAGCACCACCAGACGCGGCCGCGATGCCGGATATGACAGGCGGAGCAGCAATGCCAGATATGGGATCGCCACCAACAGAAATGCCAGGAGCTCCAGCAGAAGGCAGTGGAGAGGCGGCACCGGCAACCGCACCATCAGCAGGAAGTGAGCCGCCAAAAGAGTAATCAATGAAAAAGACCTATTTTGATGCCAAGAGTGAATTAAAGAAGACCTACAATCAAGGTGTAAGGGCAATTAAGAATAAGGATGCCCGAACTATTAATTATTGCCTATCTGTTTTAGATCAATTAGAAAAAGACCTGACTGATAAGTTTGAATTAGATACATTCGGCCGCCATATAATTACCAAAGAAATCAAGAAGATGCGTTCGTTTTTAAGCCAAAAATTGAAATAGGGGAACTAAAAATGAAAAAAAGTGCTGAACGAGTATTAAATATGGAGATCAATAAGATTCTTGCTGCCTCGAACTATAAGGTTGTAAAGGAGGCGCTCGGAAGATTAGTTGGTCTCTCAGATGCTCTTGATAAATTAGGCGATGAAAAAGGTGCCGATCGTGTGGATGGCATTGTAAAAGAATCTGGTTCTTGGTTGGAAGATCTATTGGGCGGCGGAGCAACTGGAGGCGCGAGCACGATTTGGAATGCTATCAAAGGTGGGCGTTTTGATAAAGCAACTCTCGTTACGCTTGTTAAAAAAACATTGGAAGGCGGCGCAATTTTTCTTATTGCGGATTCAATTATGGAGCAAATCGCCAAAATACCATATGTTGGGACGCTCTTCAATAATGAGACCGTTCGAACTCTTATATCTGGCGGCCTAACCTTTGCTATTACCAACTCAGATTTTGTCGATAAGTTTGTTGATCATCTAATTGATGGCGTTGAGCAGTATTTTGGCATGAAGACAAGCACTAAACCAGCCGCCACATCTGGAGCACAAGAAGCAATGAATCCAAGCCCAAATGCGTCAAAAACTCCGGCAGCAGTTCCGGGCGCACCGAGCACTTGGTAATGAATAGGGCAGAGCGATTAAATAAGTTGGCCGGTTTGTTTGGCGAAGAACAATTGACGAATGAAGCCAATGATCAAATTAAAATTGGCGCCCATGAAATTAAGAGTTGGGTTGACAATTTGGCAAAGCTTACTCGTCTGCTTAATCTAAATCTTGATCCTAATTCCGAATGGGCAAAGGAAGCGATGTTTTTGGCTAATATGGTATGGGGCGATATAGCTACATATAAGCATCAAATAAAGGACTCTTCTGTTGAATTGCGTAGGTTAAAGTTGTCAGAGGATGATACTTTCTCTGCCCGAAAAGAAAAATTGGCGAAGTTGTTTGTAGCATCTAATCGTGTTATGAGAGATGAGCTTGAAAAGATTGATAGCCAGATAAAAGCAATAACTGACAAGCACGGCAAAACACCGGTGCGAGAGCTATTAGATCATCCAGATATGGCCGTGTTGGATGATCTTAGCAGAAGAAAGAATCGGATCAATCAAGACCTTATGATGTGGAAGCAAACAGCGCCGCAAATAACTGATGCCAATATGGACAGCTATATTGGAAAATGGAAGAAGCTAAATGATCAAATTCGCGATTTAAATGAAGATATGGGAATAGAAGATGGTGAAGAAGAATACATAATGGCGCCAGAGGTTAGAGTATTGGTGCATCAGAAGAAAGACATCGAAGAAGCACTTGATGACTTTGATGATAACTGGAAGCAAGACTATTTTGGCCGCGGCGAAGATGAAGATATGGATGAACTCGAGTCAGTGGATACGATGAGGAACTATCGCTAATGCCTAATTTTGACATAGAGTCCGCATTAGAAGAGGTGCAGTCAAAAGAAGAAGTCGAAATTGAAATTGAGACTGCTTTCAAGTGGGCGTCGAGAAGTTGTGCCTGCTATCAACTATATGATGATACTGATGAAGTAAAGTGGTTATTAAGCGCGGCAAGTTATGAAAATGAAGCCCTTGAACATGCGGCAATGGCAAAAGATCAAGGCTCTACTCTTAAAACTATTGAAGCTGAAATTGAAAAGCATAAGCCGGAAGCAGATAATAAAAAGGTTGAAGCATCTGTATTGCGCCAAATCAAATTAGCCAAGTTGTTCGAGTAGGAATATGCCAATCAAACTATCAAATCGCATTCCACAAAAAATGATGATCACTCCTGGTGTTCGAGACAATGGACTTATGCCTAATTCTGGTAGTTCTGCTTCTGGCATAACATTGGATTACTCGGCTATAAGCAGCGGCGGCATAGACACTGGCGAAGCATATAATCGCGCCGATGATGCCCCTGTGTTGAAAGTAAGGAAGGCGCCAGATTTTGAAACAACCGGAACTTACCTTGTTGAAACTCCTGCCGGCCAAAAGAAAATATACCGCGATCCTGAAAATAAAGAATGGTATGAAGACAACAACAAACATTATTCGCAGGCTTGGTTGGGTAGCACGAAAGAAGAAGCGTTAAAGAGATTGACGAAGCTTTATAGTGATGTGGTTCAGGCAAATGAGGTTGATGATAAAGATGATGGCGTAGAATATCCGGCCTACGATCTTACAAGCAATTGGTGGTCTGGCGATTATTTGATTAAGCTTGCCGGCAATTTATGGGAAAGTGCCGCAGCTTTGACTTGGCCGTGGATCAATAAAGTTCAATTAGCGCGCCACAAACAAAAGTCTGATGGTAGCTGGGAAGAGGTTTATAAAGTTGTGGATGCCAATGATGTATTGATGCTGCTTCCAATTGCTGTGAATGAAGCTAATGATCTGTATAGCGGCAATTTTTCAAGTGAGCACTACAATAACGCGTATGGCAATGATGTATTAGGTCGCGGTTCAATGGTAGGTAGTAAGGATGAGGGATTTGAATTAAGACAAACACTTACAGCTGGAATCGTTAATATACCCCAATATAGCGACCCAAATCAATATGAGCAGAATAGCAATCCGCGCAATGAAACTGAACCTGAACTTACGACCTACGAAGATATGGGCGAAGAGATGGCTGAAGAAAGAATGGCAGATGGGGCGGATAAAAGTAAGGACGATGAAACAGAAGTAATGGAAGAAGAGATGGGCAAGGATAATGGTGATCTGTCTAATGATGCGCGCGACAGAGCAGTTGGTTTTGTATTCCGACGCAATTTGGATTATGGTCGCACTAAAAAGAAGGCGTTTCCAGATTGGCCGCAGTATCAGACCGGCCCGCTATATCAACAAATTACGGAAGAGCAAGACAACAATACAACACCTGCCTTTGATCTATTCGCCATAAACTTTGCGGATGATGGTGAATGGAATAAGGAAGATCTTGGAAATCCATTCTTATATCAAGTTCTAAACGACGCTGGAATGAAAATATAGGCGACAATAGAATTTGGAATGTTATGCTAAATGAGTATCCGTATTTAATGGATAAGAGAGCAACAGAGCAAAATATAAATGAGTGGGTAGAAGCATTAAAGTGGCGTATGGGCATTCCGCCAAAATATAATGCTCAAATCAAAAGCATCATAAAGGAATTGCGTAGTTTGCCAAAATCAGCGTTGGATAATGATGACAATTACGATCTATATGGCAAGCTCGTTCTGTTTTTGCGACAACACACATATACAGATCCCGATTGGATTAAGGCAAATGAGTATAAGTCTAATAGCTCGGCGCTAGGTGATCTTGATTCTATTGAAACCATTGAGGATGAAACAGGGGCAGAAAAGAAGCCAATTAAGCAAGCATTCTTAAAAACCGCCGTAACTTATGATGCTAATCCAATAATTCAAGAACTCATAAAGATACCGCAGATCAAAGCGTTAATTGACCAACAAGCATCTGGATATGTAGATAAGATCATCGTAACTACACCAGGCGCAGATGTAAGTCAAACTCAACAACAAAGTGGCGTAAAGTTAGAGCCAATTAGCGGGAACCCTTTCGGACACGTTTTCATCAGCGAAGATCCCATTACACACCAAAAAAAGCCACTCGATCGCATTGTTAGAATTGATAGAGTAACGGATGCTTGGGGGACTTTGACAACTCTACTACATGAGGTGGCACATACCCGTCATCCAGAATGGTCAGAAGCACAAGTTGAAGCAGAAGCACAACGTAATGCCGACACCGTAAAGCAATTCATCACAAATAAGGCCGGATCCAAGAAAGTTCTATTCGTCAAAAACAGCCTCAAAGATTTTCCGGTTGTTGAATGTAGCCTTGCCGATACTTACCAAAAACAAGTTATAGGCCTACAAAATCATCGCGCATTGGATCATAAGACGGGCATGATCTTCCAATACAAACGACCGCAAGCACTTTCATTCTGGATGGGCACAGTTCCGTTTCCAATTGACATCATATTCTTAAATGCCGACAACAAGATCCTAAAAATAGCTCGTAACTGCCTTCCAAATAGTCAGGAGATCTATTCTTGCGATAATGCCTCCAAAGTAATTGAAGTCATTGGTTCATTCTGCGCATTCCATGATCTTGATGTTGGCGATCAGGTTTTCGAAGCAGATGATGAACCCGCTAAAAAAGAAGATTATACGCAACACATACTACAAAAAATACAGGCGGCCAAACTAATTCAACAAGCCGATCTTGATATGATGGACTGGAATGTGAAGATCGTTATGCGCAAAGAACCAGATAGTCGTAGGTTTTTGAAAGTTTCTTGGGCTCCAGAAGACTATATTATGAAGAAGGCTGATATATTGGTTAATCCTGATCCAAAACTAATAAGTGAGGCATTAAAGAAGATGCCACTAGATAAACTCCTTAGACACGCTTTATTACATATTTTGACCGGCCATAAAAATGAATTAAGCACTGATCAAGAGGATAGGCTGATTACCCAACGATTATATGAAGGCGATGAAGACAAGCCTATCTATTAATAACGGACAACTACTTATGACTACTTCTTATTCTGCGCGGTTCAAAAAGCTGGCACAATTATTATTCACATCGGAAATTGATGATGAAGAACTATCAACAGCAAAGAAGGTTGTTGATATATTAGACAAGGTTAAAGTAGATCTTGAACGCTGGGTTGAAACAATTGAAAGCAATCTTGAAGTTTTTAATGACTATCACGGCTCTGAGACGGCAATAGTTAGTTGGACAGAACAATATGATAAAGTCAATGAAACGCAAAAAAAGAAATACGAGCTTATTGTTAAAACTATAAAGCAAGTTATTGAAATTATGGATAAAATTCAAGATGTAGAGATGCAAGATATGATCATAAATCTTACCAATGCGTCGGAAGAATTCACAACGATCTATAACGAACTTACAGATTTGCCGGTTAAAATTGGTGAAGAGGGATTTATACAGAAGTTCAAAGATGCGTCCAAGAAAGTTTTGGATAATAATGAGCCGTTCGTCGAGGTCATACAAAGAGTTAGGGACTATATTATGAAGAACATATTGGGCGAGCAATCATTAAGTTAAAGGGAGATTGGATATGATAATTAAATATAGCATTGGTGGGTCAATTACTTCTGTTGTTGAAAATGATTCTGTTCAGGAAAAAGAAGAAGTAGAGATTGCTCCTAAGTTTAATAAATTGGCTATTTGTAATAATTGTGGCGTTCAGCACTTGATTGATGGAATCGTTTGCACTTGTGAATGCGGCAATGTTATTAAGTTCAATTAATTCAGACAAGTTATAGGATTGTCTGAATTAAGCAATCTACTAATTATGCGATATATGACACGAAAATGTATTGTGTTTGGAGAGAATAGATGGCGTTAATCAAAATAGCAGAAGGTGCCTTACTAAATAACGATATACCGGCAAATGAAGCTCTTGCTGATGTTGAAATTACGAATCGTTTTGTTAAGCTTGCCGAACAAATGAAGAGAATTGCTCCACGTTCTGACGAGTTTTTATACTTCACCAGTATCTTTATGCACGCTGCTGAACACTCTTTGCTTGATCCAAAAACAGGCGCTCCTAAAAAAGATAGCGCTGGCAAAGATATAACTGGTGGCTTTGATGAAAATTGGAAGTGGAGTTGTTCTGATCCATCTATTGGGCCGTATGCAAATCAAAATGGCGACAATTTTCCTGAGGTAGAGTTAAAAAAAGCGCATAAGAAGTGGCTTGGTCGTCCTTTGTGCATCAATCACGTTTCAAATGATGTTGAGGGTGTTCGCGGAATTATTATTGATACACACTATGATGAAAAGTTTAAGCGCGTTGTTGGTCTTATTGCGCTCGATTCTAAAACATATCCTGATCTTGCACATAAAGTTAGAACAGGGCAAGCAACAAATGTCAGTATGGGCACTGCTGTTGGTAGAGCACTTTGCACTGTTTGCTTAAAGACAGCTATAACAGAGCGAGATTACTGCGATTGTATTAGAACTAGAAAGGGTCAATATGTTAATGGTATCAAAGTTGGTGAAACAAATCTTGATCTTTCACCAATTGAGCTATCACTTGTCGTAACCCCGGCCGATGCACAAGCCAAAGTTCTAAAAATTATTGCTTCAATGAATAGCTATGTTGATCAACGCAACTCACTGCTTGAAGAAAAGGACCAAGTTGAAA